ACGCTGGACGTGCTCAACGCAGGCGACGGCGCTGCCGTAGGCGAGGCATACAACATCTATGCCAAGAGCGACAAGGCGCTTAAAAAGGCTAAGAGCGACATGGGCTACACTTACAAGCAGCTACATGATATGATTGCCAAAGCCGAAGCAGAGGGGCGTTACCAAGATGCCCGCGACCTGCGAGCCGATATGCGAACCATCCGCGCTAATCAAGAGGCCATCCGCCGCGATGCGCTGGCAGAGATTAACGCACTAGGAATTAAATAATGGGTAATTTAAAAACGTTAGCTGCGCTGCTTGCAGTATGTAGTGTGGTAAGTGTAGGCGTAACGTGGTCGTTCACGTCGTCTTACTACAACGCCAAACTGGAAGCACAGCAGCAAGCACACGAGGCAGCGAAACAACAGGCAGCGACCGCCGCTGCCCAACAACAACGTAGTAAGGAAGCAGCCGTAGCCGCAGCGGTAGCGGCCGCCGACCAGCAACACTATAAGGAGTTACAAGATGCTAAGACTGAAATACAGCGCCTACGCGCTGGTGTCGCTAGTGGTACTGTCCGCCTGCGCCAGCCGACCACGGCCACACGTTGCGCTGGTACAGACCAGCTTGCCAGCAGTCCCCGCGTGGGTAACGACGGGCGAGCCGAGCACACAGCAAGTGAACCAACAGTTGAACAAGATATTCTCCAACTCGGAGAGTACGCACTAACTGCGGTCAAGCAACGCGATGCGTGCGTTGCCATCTTGCAACAAGAGCGGGAGGTGTTGAATGAAAAAAGATAGTTGGTATAAACGCCTGTTGTGTGGTTACAACCCACTAGGAGATTTCGCCGACCTTGCGTGTCGTGGTACTGAAATTGAGTACGAGCTGGACGAGCAGGAATGCCAACACAAGACCATCGCTGTCCGCTGCTGGTGTTGCACGTTTTGGCGTGGCGTGGTGGTAGGTTCTTTATTAACGTCGTTATTCGCGGGGGTGTGGTATGCCGTCATTTAAACATCGCCCTGTCCGCAGGGCATCGGACTGGATGTTCATAACCAAGACGCGGGGGGTAGAACTTATCAATGCCGTGCTGTTACTGGCAGCGTGTGCTACGTTCTATGAAACGAAAGCTATGGTCGTACCACTCCCTAAAATGTATAATGCCAAACATTTGGATATAAGCGCGTTGTGTGTAATACTATTACTGCTTGCCGCGCTGCAATGGGCGGGATTATTCTTAGGCGACCGCGATAAGTGGCGACGGGTCTCAGCCTTAGCCCTAACAGTATCGGCGGCTATGTATATATGGTTGGCTACACTTATTTATTACAGCAGCGCGTGGCTCACAGCTATCGGCGTGCATCGGCAAGCGTTGATGACTTACATAGCGATGAGCGTGTTCTGCTGGCTGGCAGCCGATTATATCCGTGAGGGCTTAGATGAATAATAACATGGGGGCTGTATGCAAGATTTCCTTTCCCCACCTTACCTCGCGTTTGTCGGGGGCATCGTGGGCGGCTTGCGTACTGCGGCAAAATCCAACGATGGTATATTCATGCGGTGCACCGACATCCTAGTGGGTGCGGTAGCCGCAGTAGGGGCTAGTGTCTACGTTCCGAACAATGCACCACTTAGCGCATTGCTGGTTGGCTTACTGATGGGGCGTAGTGCAGGCTACGCCACCGACATCGTTTACAACCTAGTGCCGCAAATCGTCCCAATGTTTATTAAATTTATACAATCACTACCTAGCAAGGGGAATGACAAGAATGAGTAATTATGTTTTAGGCAACGCGTCAAAGGCGAAGCTGGCGGGTGTGCACCCTAAACTGGTGCAGGTGGTACAACGCGCGATTGAATTAACGCAGCAGGACTTCTCCGTACACGAGGGGTTACGGACTGCGGACAGACAGCGCCGACTGGTCGCCTCAGGCGCAAGCCGTACCATGAACAGCAAACACATCAAACAGGCTGACGGCTATGGACACGCGGTAGACCTGTTACCGTGGGGGGATTTTGACGGTAACGGTACGAAAGAAATCTCGTGGTCGTGGGAACACTTCTACCCCATCGCCGATGCCATGCGTCAAGCGGCTACCGAACTGGGTGTCAATGTGCGCTGGGGCGGCTGCTGGGCAACGCTGAATGGTACGACCAAACCGACACGCGACCTTGTATCAGATTACGTCGCGGCGCGTAAGGCAGCAGGAAAATCCGCATTTATTGATGGGCCACACTTTGAACTAGCATAGGGGATGGTATGTTCAAACAACTTTTATTAAGCGCAGGGACTGACACCGCGAGCCTCAGCAAGTTTAGCATGCTGATTGGTATCACGGTGTGCAGTCTTATTGTGTTATGGCAGACGGTGCATGGCACGCTGTCCTCGGACTTGTTCGCATGGTATATCTCCGTAACGGTCGGGGCGAACACAGCGAACAAGGCAATTAGCGTTGTGGGCAGCCGTCCCACAACGAAACCTGATGAGCAAGGAGAACCGCAATGAGTTGTGGGACAGACCGCGAGTTAATGCGGTTAATGATTAAAGACATCATAGACCAGCTTATCGCCGATGGTACGATACAGGGCGGCCTGCTGACGTGTGATGGGGCGGCGCTGCCGACCAAGCAGAAAATGAAAGACTGTGCCTCCGCCGATGCTGCGGACGCTGCGCTTGATACCAAGATTGACAAGGTTAAGACTGACACCGACGCGGCATTGAAAGTGGTGGTTGCAGAGCTTGAAGCGAAGCTGGCCGCTAAAAAGGACACGTTCCCTACTGAGGCTACGCTGACCTCTGACCTTGTGCTACAACTGCTGCTGAATAACGGCGAGACCGTGAGTGTGTCGCTGGCAGCGTTGAAACCAACGCCTTATGTGAACGCGATGGAGGTGGTAAACAAAAACACCCTGCGCGTTACCCGCTCGGATAACGAGAAGTTTGAGACCACGCTACCTATGCCTACGGCGCTGGCGGTGGACAAGAACAAGCTGGTACTGACGCTCAACACAGGCGACAAGGTGGAAGCCGACCTGTGCGGCTGGCGCGGAGCGCAGCCATGCACCTATCATGCTACGCTGAATATCACGTTGGAGAGAGGCGAGGCAGGTTGTGCTGACCGCTTTGCACGAGTGGTTTATGGTTTCCACCCCGAGGACATCCGCGACCCAGCCGCCGACGTGCAGTTGGTAGATTGTAAAGACCGAGTGATTGGTTACATTTACTCGACCAAAGGGGGCAACCACACCGTAGAATACGCCGTAGAGCAGAAAGACGGTACAATGCAAGTTATTGGTTATGCGCTCGCTTCGCCTGTTGTCCACGTTTGGTCTGACGAATGCTGCGCTGATTTATTTGGGAGAACACCATGAATAAATTTAAAGTTACCATGTGTGGTAACGAGGACATCTACGTTGAGAAAGCCGAGCTAGATGGTAGCAAGCTGGTACTGACACGCACCGACAAGGAGAAGTTGGAGGTAGATTTATCAGGGCTGGTTGTTACGTCTAAGGATACCTACGTCGCGAGTGCGGCGCTAGCCAACAATGTACTGACCCTGACTAAGAACGATGCGACCACCGTTGATGTGGACTTGTCAGGGCTTGTACCAACCATCCCGCCACAAAAGGACACCTACGTTGAGAGCGGTAGCTATGCTGCGGCGACAGGTACGCTTGAACTGATGCACAACGACCGAACCGTGGTACAAGTCGCGTTGCCCACACCGAACACATACATCACAGAGGGCGTGTTGGACGGCGGCAAGTTGAAGCTGAAACGCAATGACAATAGCGAGGTAGAGATTGATGTCTCCAAACTCGTGAACGGTCCTGACAATTATGTCAGCACAGGTAGCGTCATCAATGGTAACACTCTGCAACTGAACTTCAAGGACGGTACGCATATTGACATTGACTTGTCGTCGCTTATCACACCTGATGTGTTCGTTAAGAGCGGGCGGTTGGATGGTACTAACATCGTACTGACTATGAATAACAACAAGGAAGTGAACATTGATGTCTCTGACCTTGTGAACAGCCTACTTGATAAGGCCTTGAATTTACAGTACGCTATCAACAACCAAGCGGGAGACTACACGCTGACACAGGCTGACTACAACGGCTTTACCATCATCCGTGGTACATCGGAACAGAATCAGACCATCACGCTGACTAAGCCGACAGATGACAAGATTGGTCGGGTTGTTACCATTCGCAAGGCTGCTGGCGACCTGGGTACGCTGCTGTTCCTGAAACCTGCCGCTGATGTTACGTTCTCCCCTACTGATGCCAGTCCTCTGCGCCGCGTGGGTAATACGGTTACTGCGGTCTATGTGGGCAACGGCGTGTTCGACCTGCACGGGGAGCTACCATGATAACCCCTGCTAACCTGCTGCTGATGGCGTGTGCGGAGCAGAAGCGCCCCGACCGTATGTGGGTTACGCGTATCATCAACGCCGAGCAGTTTGATAACATAGCGGCAGTTAAACCTTACGCGCCTAGCGGCTTTACGCTACGCGGCATACTTCATTACTCCAACCAGACTGATGATGGAATACCTACGGCGCGGATGGCGGTAGGTGGTAAGCTGTCGCTGCGTAGTATCATGCACACGTCTACGCAGACTGATGACGGGATGCCTACGGCGCGAATGACGATGGGTGGTAAGCTGTCGTTGCGTAGTACCATGCACACGTCTACGCAGACTGATGATGGAATACCAACAGTTCAGATGGCTATCAGAACGCCTATCCTGTTACGAAGTCTATCGCGGCAAGCGTGGGGTTTCCCTGATGTGCCGCGAGACAACCCAACCGTTGCGTTCGCCGTGGACGCGTTTAAACTAACCAAAGTGCTATAAGGATTAAATCATGTTAAAACATTCTATTACAGGTGGTGTGAAAGGCGAGTTCGAGGGCGTAGTACGCCGCGCGGATGGTAGTATTAAAGAGACCATCCCTTTGCAAGAGAACCTGATTACCAAGAATGGTATGCTGGCGCTTAATAGCAAAGCGTATTTTACCAAGTCGTCGGTTAAAAAAACTGGCGACGTAAACTTCGGCTATTATTTGGCGCTCGGTACGGGGTCCGGTACGGTGGCCGAGAACGACACCGACTTGTTTGCTGTGTGGGGTACGCCGAGACTGCAAGTGGATATTACTGACACCGTGGAGAATCCTAACTCCGAACATCCAAACCACGTTGTGTCTATCCGCAAATCATTCTTTCGTATTACGAATGGCGATACCAACGGTGTTAATTTGACAGAGCTTGGTTTCGCCTCAACAACGGACGCGAATTACGCCCTGTTTACTCATGCGCTGATTAAAGACGTGAACAACGCACCAACTGCAATCACGCTGCTACCAGGCGAAATCTTAGAGTTGAACTATTACATCAAGTTCTATTGGGACATTCGTCAAACCAAGCAAGATGTGGAAGTTACCACCATTCAAGATGGTAACGAAACCAAAGAATCTTATACTGTGTTGTTCGGGGTATATAAAACGCCCAGCCCGCAGTTAGCATGGCAGGGGAGTCATATCGGCAACATCAAATACATCCACGCATTCTCGCCGAAAGAAGCGTTGGACACCAACACCGACGCATGGAGCATGGAGACGGCTACCTACCCCAAATATATCGACTTTTTAGCGAGTAAAGTTGTCGCACCCCAACGCGGGGAGGGCGCAGATTACCCTGAATACGACGAAGCTAACTGGAAAAAGAATAACTATCCAGCAAGCTACCATCTGAATGCTCCGAACAACGACCCCGACACACTTACGAAGCAGACAACGCAAATCAGCCTGTCTCCCTATTTCGGCGTAGCCGATAACGGCATCCGCGTTCTTGCCATCGGTATGCCTGTGCCAAGTGGTTATTATTCCAACTCAACTGCTACTGTGTACGTCGCTTTTTTCCGTAAGTCCGACGGTGCAGCGTTAATGAAAACGGCAACGCAAATTCTGTCGTTCACGCTGGATTTCTTTGTAACCCGCTGGGATGGTAACTAATCATGCTGCCTTACGACACACTCATCCAATCCGACATCCACCACTTCAAGCCGCCACGGGCGGGGTATTACGGTACGACCGAGGCGTTCTCCCAAGGCGGCGTGGCGTTGGGAGATGTTACCCAAGACTGGTTCGGTTACACATGGCGGGCCTATATCAAACCCGACGGCGTGTATCTGAACCGCACAGATACCACAGAGCATAAACTGGTACTGGCTCTGCCGAACATTGAGCAGATTGATTTCTGCTTCGACCAGAACATGAACGTGGTTATCGCCTACACCGTAGCAGGTAGACCGTACCTGTATGCGTATGCGAAGCAGGGGTATCAACAACGAGCGCTGCCTGATGGCGCTCGCTGCCCTAGGGTCGTCCTAGACCGTGTGCGCCAGTCGTTTTCTAGCCAAAGCGACATCATCGTAGGGTTCATGCGCGACGGCAACATCTACTATCTGCTGCAACGGGAGGATTATCTGAAAGAACATCTTGTTGCCTCAGACCCGGCCAAGCGGAAGTCTATGTTGTGGCGTATGGGCTGGACACAGGATGGTCGGATTGGCTTCTCATGGAGGTAAGACCGTGTCAATCGTAAAAATAAACTGTGGTCTAAATGCGGGCGGCTCAACCGCCGTGGGGGTGGTAGATGTCAAGGTGGAGGGGACGCAGCTTGTTGTTACCAAGGCTGATAACTCGACGCAGACGTTTACCATGCCCAAAGCTGAGCCTGCCAACGTGGGCAGCTTGAAAGTTTTGAACGCTGACGGTAGTCGTACCGTGGCGATTGTTGCAACTCTTGAATAAGGAACTTAATTATGGCAACGGATTTCCGTGTAGTAACCCCCGCCGACATGGGCGATACCATTGTTCTTGGTGCGAAAGTAGCGGGTAAATATGATGTAGATGTAAGCAAGCTGACTGGGCTGCCAAACGGCGTGAACTCAGCGCAGGTCGTGGATGGTTCAACTCTGCGCCTAGCTGCGGACTCAGGCAACATCGATGTGGACTTGGCCCCTGTCCTATCTAAGCTGGCAGCCGACACGTTCTTGAAAGCTGTTGAGCGCGAGGACGACAAGGTTCTCTTTATCGTCGGCGAGCGTGGTAATAGCCGCAACGACACCACGTTCGAGATGGACATTACCGACCTGCTTCCTGTGCAATCCGACGGTGCAACGATTGAGGGCAACGGTACTGCAACTGACAAACTCCGCTTGCGTATCTCTGCCGAAGCGAACAATGCGTTGGTACAGAAAGCCGATGGTCTATATGTGTCTAAGTCTACGTCTACCGCTCCCGCTGCGCGTGAGGTGCGCCTTGTGAACGCAACGGGTACAACGGTTCTTGGCTACCTGCATTCAACTGAGGAATAACCATGACGGACATCAAGGTCGTAACGCCTGATGATATGGGGGCGAGCATCGCCCCTGATGCGGAGGGTAAATACCAAGCCATCTCTCAGGTTGCGTTTACGGAGCGCGAAGCGACCGTAGACTTGTTGATTAACGGTATACAGTTGTTGTTCCGCGAACTGGCTAATGGCAACCGCGACATGGTGTGTACTGGGGTTAAATACAACGATGTATGGTACGGCGACGCGCCTGATAATGAGCACGCGCAGAACCCTTTTACTGGCAAAGCTATCCTTGCGCCGAAACCTGTGGCCGTAAATGAGCGTAAGTTCATTGAGATTACATCGGATATGCTGCTTATGACAGACAACTACCCATCCTCCCCCAACGAAATCCCGTTTGGTAAGACTTATGCCAAACCGCCGTTGGTTATACCATTCGCGCAGTTTGCTGGACCGTACATCGGCTACATCATGTTGAACGTGTATGAGATAACAACAACAGGGTTCAAGGTACTTACTAACACCAAATACATCTCGCCGCATAATACCGACCCCCACTCCAACATCCGCCTCTATGTGGAAGTGGTAGAACAAGCGTAGCAGCATAAAGCCCCCGCAAAGCGGGGGCGTCTCTTTTTGTGCCATCATGTGCCGTATTT